GCTCCTACAGATGGACCTGTGACTGTTCCAGTTGTAGTCGGAAGCTCAACTTCCTTCTCAACCATGACTGCTTGTGAAAGCAAGGATTGTGATTTAGCCATTGTTTATCTCCTTATACACCAGTTGCAGTTACATAACGTGCAGTAGTAATTGCTTCTGGACGAAGAATCTTACGGCCATACAGGTTCATACCACGGACAATGTCTGCGAATGAATCTGGGTCACGGTAAGTTTCAGTCTTAGCAATCTGCTGTGCAGAAGCTACTGCTGAATCGTGGCCTGCTACAATCACACCGAAGTCTGTTCCTTGAAGTGTAGAAGACGACTGAGCCGCTCCACCACCAACTACTGGCAAGTTGTTAGAAACATAGACACGGAAACCGTGCAAGTTGTTAACAGTCAAACCATTGCGGATTCCGCCAGACTCACCGAAGTCAGAGTTGAACAGGCGTGAATCTTCATCACGGAGAAGCTCCATGAAGACAGGGTCGATGACCAACCAACGTCCATTTGTGTCTACGAATTGCTGATCAAGAAGACGAGCCATACGGTTCAACAATTGGAGTGGAGAGATGTCATCATCTGTAGTCGCAGTGATACCCGGAAGACGAGGCTTCAGAGGAATCGCTTCACCTGCTACAGCGGCACCACCATCGTTCAAAGAGAAGTCGGTAGCGTCGAGCTTCATAGAAGCCAACAGTTCATCAGTACCCGCAGTGTCAACAGCAACAGAACCTGCTACTTGATCGTTGACAGCATTAGCATTGGTGTTGATAGAACCTTGCTTGTAGCCTGAGATGTAGCCAAGTACTTCTTGGTCAAACTGGTCACGGAGGCGGTAGCCTGCACGATCAGTAGCCATATCCATGAAGTTGACATGAGAGTGTGCGTCTTCAATGTCATCCATCTTGAATGCGAAGTAGTGAGCTTGGTCAACTACGAGAGTGAAATCTTCGTCGTCGATATCCTGAGCAGTAATCTGGGTACCACGAGAGTACTCTTTAACTGTGATTTCAGGCTCTTTGATGATCTTTACAGAATCACCGAAATTAGCGATTTCACCGAAGTAGTCGTTGTTTGTGATGTCTTCAACAATAGAAGACTTACGGAAGGCTTTTTGAACCTTCTGGGAATAAATTACAGGTGAAAAATTACCATTAGGTAAATTTCCATATCCTGCCGCTGAACGAAATGCCATGATAAGTTCTCCTCATAGTCAGGCAATGTCTATTTTTTAATAGATTACGCTTGACCGCTTTCAGAGGCTTGCGTTCGTAAGGTGGCTAATTTTATTTTACCGGCCAAAGTAAAATAAAGAAGCGGCTTAGTATAAGCAAGGTAAGTCTTACACGGTAGTAATCTGTATTTTATGAATGCCCGGGTTGTCCTAACAGAAGGGGCCGGGCTGATCATATTCTAGTGGTGTATGCATTTTGTAATTAAAGTCAACAACTTTATTTACTTTCTTAACGAGCCGCGCCAGTCATGTCGTAAACAAAGGTGCCTTTTTGCATAGCCGATAAAATGTCTTCCTCATGTTTTTCGTACTCATGAGCTTTAAGAGTAGCGACTCTGCTTTCTGACCATTCCTTAGAAGGTCGAGAAGACGGTGTAGATGTGGTTGCACTTTTGACTGCTTTAGCGGCTTCTTTCTTCAATTCTGAATCAGAACGCTTTTCGACAATCATGCCCATGTCTGCTTTATACAGATCAATAGCCCGGGCGGCGGCAATCGCATCGTTTTCATTTTTGTAGAGTGCATCCTGCAAGTACGTAGGCTGTTGGGATACCCAGTCGTGAAATTGCTTTTGGGAGCGAATAGCGTCAAAGTCTGGATGCAATCTTTTTAATTCGTGTTCGGCTTTATCACGCTCTAGCTGAGTCTTCATTTTACGAAGATCAGACATGCTTTGCTCTACTTCGTGCGAAGCTTCTCTAGCGCGTTTTTGAGCGATTGAATCCACGATTTTAGCAACCTCTGGATACTTTGAAGCCCAAGCGTCAATTTCTTCTTCAGTTGTTGGAAGAGTAAATTCATCTTTTTCCTTTTCCCTTAATTGTGCTTTAAGTTGCTCTAGCTCTTTATCTTTAGATTCAACGGTCTGTTGCATGTAGCGGCGAAGATCACCGTATCTTTTCTTGAAACTGTCGTCATCATCTGCTACATTAGTTTCTTCAGTAGGTTCTGCTACTGTGGTATTTTCTGTGTCTTCTATATCTTCTTGACGAGAATAACGTCTAGCCATTGGGTTAGTCCTTATGGTCTGGGGGCCTTTACGGGTGGCCCATAGTCTGCTCTAGGCTTATGCCAAAGGCGCAGGTGCCTCGGTAGGAGCCATCATTCCTTCACCTTCAGGTGCGGGAGTTGCAGGCGTTTCAGGAGAACCAAGCTGTGATGCAAACTCAGACATGACAGACATGCCGGTTAGTTCATCAAACAGTTGGCTAATTGGTTCATTAAGAAGAGTCTTAATAGCCTCTTGTTTCTGAGGTTCCATTGATTCGTAGTTAGTCATCATTGTAGTGGCACTTAAAGAGCTAGATGGCTCTTCAGCCGCAGGAGCATCTGTAAGAGGTGCTTCAGTAGGAGCGGCCATGCCCGTCATTTCTTGATTCATGGTGTCTTGTTCAGCCATTATTAATATCCTTTAATATTTCATCATTGCCACACGGGGCTTATTCTTGCGCGAAACAGTTCCGCCTTTATTAAACATACTGAAGGTAGCTTCTCTTTCTTCATCCCGGGCTTCTTTTTCAGCCATATCCGCAAAAGCATCTTCTCTTACCGAATAGTCAAAATCGCTAATGCTGTCTCCAACAGGATCGTAGCCGAAAGATTCTTCTCCGTAATTAGGATCATAACTATCACCAAATCCTCCAAGACCTACTCCAGACGAAGAAGGAGTACTAGGTTCTCTATCTGACTCGTCTTGCGAATCACCTGCTCTAGGGCCTGAGTAGGAAGGACCCATTCCACCAGTTCCTGCATCTACCTTACCGGCATCAACTAATCGATCACCTGTAATTACTTGCATGTCTCTAGGAGTAGTTGTTGGAACAGTTTTCCCGTCAATTTCTTTTTCGTTGCCCGACAAACTTATGTGGTACTCGTCCCCATCAAAATTCTGTATCCCAACATACCCGTCGTTATACTCGCCTGTAAAACCTGCCCCAAGTTCCTCAAGGAATCCTAAAGGCTCAAGACCTAAATCTTTGCGGGCGGCAGATATGGCACCGGCGTTGTTGACGTTATCGGCAAATTTCATAGCGGCACCAAACGGTCCTGCGTAAAACCCTACCTTCTGCCCTAAACCTTCCATTGTGTAGCCGTAGTTATTACCAAGGTCACGAGTCATTCGTTGACCTGAAGGGCCGTCACCTTGCTCATCCGATTTAAGAGGGAAAACTTCTTGTGTGCCTAAAGTGCTTTCTGCTTCTTTGGGTTCGTCTTCTGCTTCGTCTTCTTCTTCTACTTCTTCAGTAGAAGTTTCTCTTCCTAAAATGTTTTCAATGCTGTACCTATCCGCTTTAGAGACATCAAAAGTTTCGGGAGTAACTTCTAATCCTGTAGTAGGATCAACGTAAGTCATGCGAGTTTCGCCAGTAACAGGGTCAGTAATATATCTAAGTTGATAGAACGTGGAAGCTACTGGAGACGCTTGTACATCTGTTCCTTCCGCCGCCTCAATAACTTTAACTTCTGCTTCCTCAACTTCTGGCGCATCTTTTTCTTCGATGTCATACTCAATAGGCTCTTTTGTTTCATCATCCACCATTGAGATACGATCATGTTGTGCCATTAAACCTAAAGCACACTTAGCTTCACTACGCATTTCTTCAAAAGTCTTCAAGCCGTGATAGCGGACAACATCCGCAGGAACAACGTACTCGCCTTCTGACAACATAGCAGGAATGTCATCGCGTACTTCGACAGCCTTAGAACCTGCGGGAACTTCGTTGCCTGACTCTTCGTCGATGCCTATGACAACTTGGAGGGGAGCAAACGGATCTGCCATCATCCCTCCCTCGTACATCGCTGTCTTCTTTTTTTCTGTCTTCATGATTGCCTCGTGACGAGCCTTCTCCCATCCTTGAATTTCTCCATCTTTATTAATGTCGGCTTTTTCTGGAATAGGCTTGTTAGGGTTTTTGTCTTCCATTTCTTTTCCTGCTTGAGTCTCTAGGCCACCGCCTTGACGCATGTCTGTAACTAAATCATCTTCATCTGCATTTTTGCGGATACGTTGGCCTGCTTCAGTCCCCTCGCCCCGTAAGTAATCACCAAAACTTGAATCAATAGCATCTGTTGCCATCATAGCTTCGCCAACAACGGGAGTATTAGATATCAAGTCATACGGTTTAGTCCGGGGTACTAATAAGTCAAGTAAAAACGTATTTGAGATACCTAAGTTATCCACCACTCCTTCAACATCAAAAAGAGAAGGAGTTGGCGTAGCATCTTCAAATAATCCAGTTTTTTCGCCTATTTCTGAAACGAAAGCTTCTGAAGGCGGAGAAGCAAGTCCTGCGGCAACACCAGTACCAACAACTGCGGCGGCTCCTTTGCCATCACTACCTTTATTTATGTAGTCCTGAACAACTTTAGGCTCAGGGTAGTCCTCAAAATCGAATTCAGAAACAGGCTTTAACTGGCCGTGGCGAACAGGAGATTCAGGAGCAGGAGTGACTCTTGTAAGAACCATTTCATTTGTCAATCTGTCGTTGACATCTATGTCAGATGGCCTCGAAACATAGCCTAATGGATTTGTATAATTTTTAGGATAAAAAACACCAATGGCTTTTCTTTCAGAACCTTCTGGGATAAGAGCTTTTAAACCACTGGACCGTGCTTCAGCTTCGCCTAACTCTCGGATGTATATCCCGTGAGGTAGAATACTGTCTTTGCTTAAAAGACCGGTTTTAAAATCGTTTAAAACCTGAAGGGTCATTTCAGTGCGCTTTTCAGGAGATGCTTTTCTAAACTCTTCTTTCATCTCCGGACCATACGTATCGTACGCCATGTCCTCCATATTTTGAGCCATGCGACGATGAGTTTCGTATCCCGGGTCTCCTTTTTCTAGCTTCGAAAGTCTTTCTACTGCGTAGTCGTATTCTTGTCGCAAACCCTGTAAGTCTGCCCTATCAACACTTCTACGATTATAGCCAGTGTTAGCGGATTTTTTTACGGTCTGAATGTGGTGCTGAAATTCATGTATTAAAGTGGCAAACGCCCCAAAAACTTCATCCCAATATAGTTTATCTTCGGGTAGCCAACTTCCATCACCTTGCCGCCGGTCCAAGCCGCCTTCAGGATCAAGATTTAACTGTTTTGGGATAGTGACAACAATTTTAGGCTTGCCGTCTACGTCCCGACGACGGTAAAAACCCAATGAGCTATAGGCATTGTCTGAATCAGTACTTCTAGGGGCAACTGTTACTTTAGCGTCTTTTAGATCAGGGAAATACTCAAATATAGGAGAGTCTTCAGTCAAGTAGCGTGTGATAGGAAACTCAAACTTTTTTGAACGTGCCACACCAGATTTTAGATAGAAATCTAAATCTTCGGCAAAAGTGCCAATAGCACTCATCTGTTGTTGATTTCTTGCTCTAAGTTCGGCAACGTCTACTTTATAATCACCATCTTCAGACTTATAGACACCCATCTCTTGGTACAGTTCACCATTAGGACGAGTATCTGCACCTTCATCAATACGCTTCTGGGCTTTCTTGAATAACGCCTGTGCGGCTTCTGAGCCTTCGGCAAATGCTTTGAGAGGGATGTAGGCGGCTTCGGATTCTTCGGATGGAGCCATTAAACCCATCGCTACTGCAGTAGGAGCAAGTTTACCTTTTACTTTTTCTGCAGTCGCTTTGACAGCTTTTCCTAAAGACTTAACAGCCACTTACTTCTCCCGTGCTTCCTGTTGGGCTTCTTCTCTAATGGTCAGTAATCGACGAGCTTCTTTTAGGCTTCCCTGTAGCTCTCGTACTTCCTCAAAAGAAGTTGCGATTTCTAATTGTCTGTGCAAAAAATCTACACGTTCTAATGCGTATCCTTGCACGGCATCTAAATGTTTATTGACGTTGACTAAAGGTAATAATTTCTTAGCGACATTAGGAGTCATTATTGAACTGGTTCCTCTGGAGGTGCGCCAGTATTAGCTGAGAAACCGGGGGCACCCGGCTCAGGAGCGTTACCCGGAGCAATATTTCCTGCGCCTGTCCCTGAAGGATTGGCAGGGGTAGGCGTACCTTCTTGTCCTTGCTGAGGTGCGCCTTCGGCTTGCATTTCGCCTTGCACCTGTTGCATCAAGATAGCCTGAATGGCGGCTTCTCTCGGGTCGTTGACAATCTTGTCTTCGTCCAAATCTAAAGAGGCCGCAATCTCCCGCAGAATGTAGTCAAACTTAATCATTGGAGCCAGTGCAGGATTTGCTCCCATTTGCATTACCTGCATTAACTTCTGAGAACGAACTTCGTTTCTCATCAACGACTCTGTACCTTTAGCAAGGACAGCTAGGTCGCCTTTGGCCCTTGGGTCGTAGTCGAACTGCATGTTAAAAGCAAACATAGCCTTGCCTAAAGGAGCAAGTAGATAGTCGTCAATATTTTTAACCACTGTCTTGATGTTCTGAGCCGCCGCTCCCATCAGCATAGAAATGCCAGATGCCGTTCGGCCCACTCCAGTAACTCCTGTCTGTCCGTGAGAGAACGACGGGATACCAGTAGATTCATCAGCAAGCTGACGCGCTTTGTCGAATAACATCATATTCTCACTAGAAACATTCTGGTATTTTGTAGAGAATAATGCTTGACCGGGTGCGCCACCTTGCCGACGAAACACTTTGCCCGGATAGACAGACATATCCTGCCCCGGTACTAATTGGGTTTCATCGACTTCAAAAATTAGGTTTCCGGATAGCATAGCGTTGTCTACCGCCATCCGCATGAAACCATTCATCAACATTTGTGTGTCTTCCATGTTCTCGCCAACACCTACCCCAAAGAAGGAGTATGGATTTAATTCGTATGGCACCGCATGGAATGGAATGCGTGTAGGCTTGAATGGGTTAAGTACTAAGCGAAGGATGTTGTCGCCGCAGACCCAAGCGTTGATCTGAATTTGATCAAACTTCTTTAGCTCTTTAGTGAGGGTAACACCTGCTTCTTCTGCAATGTCCTTGTCAATAACTCCCCAGTACTCTAGAACTTCCCAACGATTAATATTACTGCGATAGTCTGTATCATCAATAATATCTTCCCAGTATTCGTTACGGTAGTTAGGACCTTGCTCTGTAGCTCGTTCAATAGCGGAGTCACGGAAGAAAGGACGATTTTTTAGTTCTCTAAGATCAGTCTTAGACATTCTATGGCGATAGATAACATACTCAGAGTCAGCCATATTATGAGCATCTGAGTCAGGATAAAAGTTCCAAATTGAGACGGCTTCCATACGAGGCATAGTTCTCATGATTGGTTCGTAATTCCCTTCGTCGTCCCAATTTGGATACTCAACATCGTGCGCGAATGGTCCTTTGATAATCCCTGTACCAAACAAGGCCATTTCAAACGCCGCAAAACGTAAGTGCTTACTGCCATCAGATTCTTCTAGCTGATCATGTATCTTTTTTTCCATGAATCGAGCCGCTTCTTTAGCAGGTTCATATACCGCCGCCGTAGGAGTACTACCCGGGCCGGGTTTGACTTCGTCTTCAACTAATTCTAATTCCTTAATTGGCCCTAACTGAGACGCAGTGGTTGCACCTTCGGGGACTTCTCGCCCATCTCCGTCATAGCCCACGTTGAATTCTTCGTAGATTTCTTTTAGTGGGTCTGGGATGGCCGCATCAATGTGGACAGTTTCTTGAATACCCTCCGGAATTTTTGTTGGTTCAACTCCGACTGGAAACTTGTTACCTGCAAACAGAACATCGGTAATTTGGCTGTAGGCGGCGAGAACTTTTGTTTTAGTGATTTTAATGAAAATCTGAGAACGCTCAGTTTCGGTAAACTGTGTCGTGTCATCGTAAACGCCCCTATAGTTTTTATATGCGCGTAACCAACGCTCTTCATCGGTTAGTCGCTTGTCTTTAGAGCGAGTAAATTTATCTCTGATAATGCCTATAAACCCAGAATATTCAAAATCATCCTGTTCGTCTTTTGCATCTTCAAGGACAACGGATTCGTCATTGTCAAATTCTGGTTTATCTACAATTGCCATTTATACACCTATTAATACCCAAATACTTTATCAAATGGTTGCCAGTCTGTTTTACTCATATCTTCACCAAAATCAAATAAACTTTTCGATCTAGGTCTAGACATGATTCCATAACGCAAAGCGTCATACGTGTGATCACTGGCAAATCGAGGGTCGATATCGTCTGTGCCTTTCTTATCAGACGGGATTACTTGCAGGTCTGAGATGGTTTGCCTACAAGTATCAAAGAAAACTATTCCTGCTTGTTCTATCTCTTCATCAAACTTCAGAAGTTCGTGCAACCGGTTCTTGCCTGCGATACGAGAGCCTGATGTCCTGTCAGATGGCCTCCATCGACAGCCTTCAGCTATCATCTCTTCTGCAATCGACGGTCCTGTATGGCCGCGCTTGTGCCATGTCGAACTGTCCAGTACTCCATAGCTGATTTTATCGCCTGCCTCGGCATCTAAAACCAATCGAGCTAATTCACGAGCGGTTTTCTTACTGACGTAAAGCTCTCGATAAACAATCAATGTCTCGTAAGCAGGGTCAATAGCAAACCATAGAACTGCAGAATAAGTGCTGTATCCAAAGTCGCAACTTCTAAACTTGCGCCATGTGTTCGGAATATCAAAAGGCTCGACAACATGTGTGCGGATACTAAACTCTGAGAATGCCGCTCCATCAGCAATCATCCAGTCGCCTTCTAATAACTGCCTGCGCTGTTGCTCTGGCAAAGAAAGAAGGTTGGCCTCATAAGCCCCCTCATCATACAGATAAGGATTATCTTTTAGCGTGGCAGGAATAAAGCGTCTAAAGAATAACGGCTCGCCTGCCTTAGCATGGGTCTCTGGGTAAACTAAAGGTTCTCCTGACTCAAGCTCTGTGGCACAGAACTTTGTATTGGCAGGAGAAGGGTCGATAAACATCTTCTTGACCCATCCA